ATGTTACCAATCTCGGAGATTGAAGAGTTATACGCCGGCCATGACATGGTTTTCTACACGCAGCAGCCTGACGCTGTTGCTGGGAGAACCAAAGATAGCCAATGGTGGATTGACTCTGACAACCGGTTGACCGAAGAGGTATGCGGCGGTGCTGTTTATAGGCACCAGTTGTATGATTTCGCATCTGACACCATCAGCATTCATCAGAAGTATGACTATCATGGCAAGTTCGTAGACACTTTGCATATTTATGACAAAGTGACCGTGGATCAGCCTGACAGGGACGGAGCTCTCGCAAGAGGCCGCTGTCTTATATTTTTGATACTCCGATCCAAGATGACGAACTGGTCCCTTTGGGAACAGGTCCGTCAGTATTGGAATTTGGAGCCCATCGTTGCGCGTCCTCTAACGCGCATGGCGGTCGTCGAAAAGATTCATTGTGGTGGTGGAGACATCATCACAGGTTTGTTCAAGAGACGATCACCCGAAGGCTTCATGGAGAGCTATGTGTCATTACGCCGCGAAAAGGATAGGAGCGGAGATTGTGTGGATTTACCACAAACGATCTTCAATTCACTGCAAACAAAAGCACTGGGAAACATCAACAGAGCCGGAGGGAAGGGTCTAACATCGAGTGAGGTGATACGCGACATCGAGTTGCATAAACTGAAGCTCACATATTCGCAGAATTGGATCCTCCTTGAGGCACTGAAGTGTACGGAACAACCCAGATTCGCAGTGTCATTCCAGTGCGTAGGGAGTAAGGTCGATGGCTTTACGGAGGGAGAAGAAGGCAAGCCCACAGCCACATTATCCCCCGTCACGATATGCAAGCCACCTGTTTTCCCAACCAGGCACCCCGATAACGAGCGGGCTGCCCTAGACGGACGTATGAAGTTAGTCGTTAACAAGAAACCATTTTCAAGCGCAATGAAACAGTTCGCAGTGGAGTTTATGAAATTCCTTGTGGCTGAGCGCGACGTTGGGAGTATTGGACCTGCGACGCTGGAATACGTTCGTGCACGCCAGAACAAACCTCGTCAGAAGCTACGTATCGAACGAGAGCAGAACAACGGCCCGCGCAGGACAGGAAAGATGTCAGCAAAGGCTATGCTCAAAGTCGAAGGCTCCACGTCACTCAACAGTCCACGAAATGTTTTCGTCGTCGAAGCGGACCATTCTGATGCGACAGCTCAGATTGCTTATGCGGTGTCCCTGTACATGAAAGGGACATCGCGGGTCGGATGGTACGCCGTAGGCAAGGACCCCTCAGAAATGGGGGACATGGTGACAGAGTTTGCGAA